TTGAATTGAAATACCTGAAACACGTTGTAGTGCTTCGGCGATATTTGAATCTGGAAGTTTGCCTACTGTATCACCAGCGACAACATTAGTTACGCCATCAGCATTCTTTTGCTGCTCAACAGCGGCTGCTGCTGAATCACGAATGCTTGTGATAGTGACTTCTTGTAGTTCTTCTGCGTTTGCAAACTGCGATACAGTTAAAGCAAATGCTACGATTAAATGTCTAAACTTCATGTGTTTCTCCTTTTATGAAAGTATGTAATGCACAAATTGATCAGAAGAATTTTTCCAATTTATGTGCTTCACACTCAAATAAGTACCACCGCGATCTACGTTTAACGCAAAACAAACTGCGGTACTCAAATCTTCGTCAACATATCCGTTGACACCATTTTGTATTTGATCAATTGGACCAGTGACTGGATATGCAGCAACTGGTGTCCCACAAGCCATTGATTCTAATATCACAATTCCGAAAGTATCCACTTTACTCGGAAACACAAACACGTCTGCTGATTGATAGCATTGCGCTAATGCTTCACCAAATTGATACCCAAAAAATTTGATATTTGGATACTTCTTTTGTAGTTTCTTTTTATATGGACCGTCACCAACAATCACTTTGATCACTTCTGCTGTTGGTGGAACGCAACCAGAAACATCTAATTCACAAAATGCATCTAGATTCTTTTCTTTACTCACACGACCAGTATATAATAGCAAAACTTTGTTATCGCGATATGTGTCGTTGAATCTAAAATGCGAGTCATAACCTTTACCGAGAACAACTGAGTTCCAGTGAGAGTTTTCTTTTGCGTTTGATTCAGAAGAACACATCACATACTTTGCATTCTTATGAAACCAGTCGAAATACCACTTAGTCCATGATACTGGAATTCCAAACATCTCATTAAAGAACTCAGGAAACTTGGTATGATAAGAAGTTGTGTATTTGATTCCAAGTTTCTCAAGAACTCTTCTGGCTTGAAAACCGAGAATGCCTTCAGTAGCAATGTGATACTTGGTGTCATATCCTAACTTGTGCCAGTGCACATCTCTTTCTTCAATTACCTTAAACATTTTTCTATAAGAACAAAGAGAAACTGGGATTTCTTTATAGAATGGAAATTTAAATGAATTGAATAGTCCTGGATGAATCACATCAACAGTCACCCAATCAGGAAGATTCGCAATGATGTTTTTATACGTTGTGACAACGCCACTTACTTGTGGTTCCCATGCGTCGGTAATAAGAATTACTTTCGTCCGTGCCATTCGACGATCTCCCATTCACCATTCATATGCTCAACTAATGCAGTGCAAGATTCAACCCAATCTCCATCGTTCATATATTCAATGCCATTGATTATTTTAATCTCAGCGCGATGAACATGCCCACAGATAATTCCATCTGCTTTTTGCTTTTTACAATAATCTGTAATTAAATCTTCAAAATTATTCACATACGAAACTGCTTCTTTTGTTTTGTTCTTAAGATACTGACTTAAACTCCAATGTGGCATATTAAACCAATTGCGAACTTTGCTGACAAAAACATTAACGTGCAATAAAACATTATACAACATGTCACCAAGATGATAAAGCCATTGCAGTTTTGTTCGCAACACACCATCAAACATATCACCATGAATGATCATGTAGGTTTTACCATTCACTGCTGCATATCGAGTTTGATTAACTAGTTCGATATTGCCAAAGTGAATGTCGTATGGAAGAAGATCGCGAAAAGAATCGTCGTGATTTCCGACGATATACTTGACATTTGTTCCGTTTTTTGCAGCCTTGAGAATCTTTCGAATCACATCAGTATGTGATTGCTGCCAAAAAAATTTTCTTTTGAGTCTCCAGCCGTCAATGATGTCACCAACTAAAAATAGATTTTCGCAACTATTATGTTGCAGAAAATCAGAAAGGAGTTCGGCTTTGCATCCTCTAGAACCTAGATGCACATCAGATATAAAAATTGACTTATAATTCGCCATTTATGCTCCTTCGGTGGAGCATTTATATAGATGCAAATTATTTCCGTTGTATTAAAAAATGGGGGTCATCGACTAAATGTATGAAAAAAGTTTTCAGACCTTCGACTTGTTGTACAAATCCATATGGTCCTGGACGTTTCGAAGAGTGCCAGGAATCCATTTTACGAATGAGAACCCATTCGTTACCATATAGTTCTAAGAATTGTTGCCCGAAACGGCTTTTAGGTTGTAGTATCATAGACTCGGTTCATCTATCGTGACGCACTGCGCAATACGTCCTAGATTCCTCTTTTACAAAGCAGCCATCGCTGTGCGACAAACCTTACACCGAAAGGTAGGGCGGCTGGTGGTATATTTAGCATTTTAATCATCCAATTGAAATAGTTTTAACACTTTCAACTTTAAAGGATCGCCACCCACTTGCGTCTAAATCCCATACTGGGATGTTATTGCTGGATCCCTTAGATTCAAGAACAAGATCACCATTTGTCGTTGGCGCATTTGGAACGTGCTCTGGCAAAAGAGTGCATTTCATAACTCTTTCGTCTCCGTTCACTTTCGTAAATGTCACAGTTACAATATTGTGACGAAGCATATCAATTAAACCATCACGAGTAAACATTGTCATATCACACCTGTTTGATCACATCACGAATCATTTTATCTGAAAACTGCCAATTAGTCAATATTTTCTTGAACATTTCTTTCACAGTTTTCTTGGGAATAGAATTGTTCTTGACCATCAAACCGTTATAACCAGCACGAGCATGATTGTTAATAAACAAAGCAACATCGCCAATATATGCTCTAATGACTTCTGCTTCGGTTTTATCTTCTTTGTATGTTAGGATATGGTACTTAAATCCTAATTCATCTGGCTCAATTTGTTTATCTTGATAATTGTAGATTGTAGAATCTACTTCGTGTCGAATTTCATTATCTTCTTGAGTAACTTCAACGTACCATAAAGCGCCATCGCAACCATCAAATTCGTTGTTTGACATTATACGCTCCTGAAGTAATCGATTGTTTTATCTAATCCCTCCGACAACGCAACTTTTGGTTCCCAATTTAAAACTGATTTTGCTAATGTAATATCTGGCTTGCGTTGTTGAGGGTCGTCTATAGTTCGCTCAACATATTGCTTATAACCTTTATTTACCTTCTGTATAATTATAGTCGCAAGTTCATCAACAGTAAACTCCCCAGGATTGCCAAGATTAATTGGACCAATCGCTTTGGAATTCGCAAATTTTTGTATACCTTCTACAAGATCATCAACATAGCAGAATGATCTTGTTTGCATTCCTGCTCCGTGAATTGTTAGATTCGCATCAGCAAGAGCAGCGACGATAAAGTTAGAGACAACTCGCCCATCGTTCTTTGCCATTCTAGGTCCGTAAGTGTTGAAAATACGGAATACGCCAGTGTTGACATCATACTTTCTCCTGTAATCGAAAAACAGAGTCTCTGCCGCACGTTTTCCTTCATCATAACATGCACGTGGACCAATTGGATTCACATTGCCATTATATGTTTCTGGTTGTGGGTGAATATCTGGATCACCGTACACCTCAGAGGTGGAAGCCTGAACAACACGAGCCTTTGTCTTGCGAGCAATTTCTAATACATTATGAGCACCAAGCACACAAGTCATTGTTGTAAAGATTGGATCACGCTGATAATGCACAGGCGAAGCAGGACAAGCAAGATTGTAAATGATATCAATAGGTCTAGTTGAAAAGTAATCACGAAAAATGCTGCTTGTCACATCATGCTCATAAAAGCGAAAGTTTGGATGCTTGACAATTGAAGCAACATTTTTTACTGCGCCAGTATAAAAATTGTCAACGCAATAAACTTTATGTCCTTGTTCAATCAATCTTTCGCATAAGTGACTACCAACAAAACCTGCACCACCAGTCACTAAAATATTTTTCATACAGCTTCCTTTTTAGAATGTTGTTCAATCATATAACGAGCAATGTACCAAGCATCTACGATATCTGTTGTTGGTGATCCAAGTTTTGTCGTAGGAGATATTATACTATGTAAATCAACAAAAGTATCGTTAACAAACGCTTCATACATCTTTTCTTTTGTGGCATTGCCTTTGCCTGTTGCAAACTTCTTAACCACTGTTGGAGGCACTGTAAAGAATCTGTATCCGTTCTTGTACAGCATATACTTGAGAATGCCGCAGTTTTCTGCAAGATTAAAGACCTTTCCCTTTGATCCGAAAGAATAATCTTCAATCATGATCACAATATCTTTCTTGTCAAAGTCTGCAAGAATAGCCAGAACCCAAGAAGCAATATTTTCATAACGCTCTTGGTCGGTTAGATATTCTTCGTGCTGTTCGCCGAGAATATTGTGGAACTTTCCTTGTACTGTTTTACGATCGTTTAAGAAATAGAAAAACGAATTTGAGAATGTTTTGTCTCTACTGACACAGACGCATGGAGAAGTCAGGCTGTAATCAATGCCAACGACTATCATCTTCGTCATCATCTAAACGATTATTAATCTCATCTTCCTCGTCTAGATATTCTTCATCATCGTTAAAATTTAATTCTTCTTTTTCATTATCATAGTAATCGCCACAAAATGGGCAATGACTTGGTGCATAACTCACTTCGTCATCATCAAATGATAATGCGAACATCGATCCACAATTATCGCATGTTAGTTTTAAATCTGGCATAATCAACCCCTTGTTACAGCCTGAATCTTTTCAATTTGTTTTTTAATGACAGCTTCTCTGTTTGGCCAATTAATGATTGGCTTATCAGGATTCTTCATTAGATTATATAGCAGTGGGAGAATTAGCCCCTCAAGTTCTTTGATTTTAGCCTTATGTTTTTCTTCTAATGCAGTTATGAGAGCAGTCTGCAAAGTTTGCTCTTGAGCATCTAACAATGAATCAATTTTTGCCTGCAACACAAGAAGTTGATCATTGTTTGCAGTTGGTGCTGTAGCAGTAGTTGTTTTGGTTACTGCTTCTTCATCTTCAAAACTAAATCCAAAATCGAAATCATTTTCGATTGCCATTTTCCTTTACCTCATATTCGTATCGGTCATCGTCAGACAACACCCACTTTGATGTGTTCTCTACAGACCACATCTGTGTTCCGAGTTTTCTCTCGATGACATTTTGTCCTGGCTTCGTGACAAATGATGGCTCAAATGCACGGCAGCGATTGTTTGGTTGGATCGCAAAATTACCATTATCTAGTTTGATCACGTGACCGCATTTATGTTGTCCTGGAATCTCACTGAACCCAAGATCAGCAATATTCTTGTCTTCATGCGACCAATCTAGTGTAAACAAGTAAGTGCCTTCGTTCCACTTCTTATTACGATCAATGTACTTGATGCGCTTGTTAATTAAAAAATCAAACTGCGTGACACCAATGTATGAACTGAACGAATCCCATAGAACTAGATTGTAAAGTTCTTCTTGCGCCGCAGGAGTTTTATGACAGAAAGCGTGTATCGGCATGCGGAACCAAAGCCCCTCATCTTCCATGATGAAATGAAAAAGTGGGGCACGATGCGGTATCGACGCCACACCGAATATAAGGACTGGAAGATATGAGTCTTTCGCTTCATCGAACTCTAGTCTGTTCTGAAGAAAGTTAGTCCGCACATAACATTCTATGGGCGGGATATTAGCGTTTATGTATGCCATAGGTTTATATAGTCAAAATAATTGTTGATGTGAAAAAAAGGGGACCGAAGTCCCCTTTCTGTTAACTCAGTTTTAATTACTGAACAACTGGTGCTGCATCAACAGCTTCTGCTGCTGGAGCTGCTTCAGCTGGTGCTTCAACAACAGCAGCGTCAGCGGCTGGTGCTTCAGCAGGAGTAGCAACAACGGCTTCTTCTGCAGCCTTATCAGCAGCAACTTCTGCCTCTGGTGCGTTACCACAAGCAACGAGACCAAGAGCAACTAGACCAACAAGAATTACATTCTTCATAACTTTCTCCTTAATATTAAATTTCACATACACCTGCAGAGCATGCAAGTTCTTTTGCTGAAGTTGTTGTATCCGTTTCTTCCATGAATTCCACCCAGTTGATGTCAACGTTTTGGAGTGCAAGGAGTTCGTTATACTTGGCTTCATCAATTTCTTCGTAAGGTGCTTGACGATATGAACCATTGTCGCGTGGTAGGAAAGAAACACCTGAGAGAATCGAGATGTTCTTATAAACCCATGCACCAACTTCCATCCACTCATCATCACCGACATATACAGTGATAGATGGCTTGTGCTCACACCAGTTGTCTTGGTAGATTTTCCAAAGTTCTAACTGTTCAATCGCAGTCATGTCGTTGCGTGTAACAGAATTCTTTGGTGCCTTCATTGGGAATGAGAACACCCAATTTGACTTGCTATAGAAATCTTCCTCAGCCTTGTATCCCTTGTTAATCATAAACTGAGCAAGAGGATCCTTCATGTCAGCCCTAACTCTACGAATATAATATTGGGCATAGCGTGGGTGAATGCCTGAAGCGGAATCAACCAACTGTGATACAGTGCCTGAAGGTTTGACGCAAGTAATTGCAGCCGACTGTGGAACACCAAGAGCATCTGCGAATTCCTTATTTGTTTCAACACAAAGAAGTCTGATGGCATCCAATGCATCAGCAAGTTTCTGTGATGGCTTATTGAGCAACTTGTTATCACAAATACCAGTAAAGGAAACGCCAAGTAGTCTTTCTTCATCGCAATTATTCTTCCACTTCTTATTGATGTAGCGGAAGTCTGTTAGCGTTGACTGAAGTGTTCCGATGATTGTAGCCAAACGAGCCTTACGCTTCAATGATTCAACATCATCGTTTGCGCGAACAACGATCTCAGAAAGATTACAGAACTCAAATGGGCGAAGAATGATTTC